CGCCAGGCCGTCACTTCCGCCCGAACAATTTCTCGATATCGCCATGGCCGAGCTTCACCAAGCCCGTCCCATGTGCGGATCAATAACGGCGGGCACATAGTGGGTCAAGTCGCGCCCTAAATACGTGCATGCGCGACACCGACGAATCACCCTGCCCCGCCCTCCGACACAACTGCATGGACCTGTTCGACAGCCCACCGGAACCGTTGGATCACCTGTCCTTCGTGATCGACAGCATGGGCATCCCATTCTTGATCGCGACCGTCCATCCGGAGGATCGGCAGGAGCTTGGCCTGGACCGTCCCCTCCCCATCTATCCGACGCCGGACAATTCGCCTGGTGCTGTGCTGGAGCGTGTCGCGAAGAGGATGCTGCGGTCGATGAACCTGCGGCGGTCGAAGGACGATCAGTTGGACGATGACGCGCGGGTCTTCCCCGATTTCCATCAGCCCAATCTGCTGCGATCGGTGAACGATTTCCGCGATACGATGGAAGAGATCGGCTTGACCTCGTCGATCTAAAGGCGCCACCAATCGGCTATAACGACGGGGATCAAAACATGATTGCACTCTTGGCCTTATTGCTCGCGCAGGCTGAAGAAGGCCCTTGGAAGAAATATGAGCCGCCGCATGAAAACGTCTTCGATCAATTCGATCCCAAAGAGGAAAAGCTCTCCCCTGGACCGCACACATTGGTCATCTCGGATCGTGATGGCATGACGCGAATCGACTATCCGTCTGGCGCAAAATGCCAGCACGCTAGAGATGTGACCCGCCGACAAGTTGCCCCGCCACCAAACAGCAATGGCATCATATATGCCCCATCGACCGTGAAGGCGTTCTGCGTGCCAAGATAAAACGTGATCTCCGACACTTCTTTCGTCTTGAGTTACGAGATATGCGAAGCGTCCAAATGACTTAGGGGGTGTGTGATGATGCGACCAGTGGGATTTGGTCTGATTGCTATCGGCGTCATCTGGTTGCTGATCGCGTTCAATATGGACACAAGCGTGGAGGTGCCTAGCACGTATTTCGGATCAAGCAGGGTTGAAAATATCGGGCTGATTGCGCAGCGCCAAAACCACCTGATGGTGGCTGGCTTGGTCACCCTGATCGGCACGCTGCTGGTCATCTTTGGCGGCCAGCGTCAGCCGCCAGAGGCGGTTGCTATCGCAATTAATCCGGCTGCGAATAGGCCACCGATGGAACGCGATCTTTCGTCTGACGCCTATCGTCTCTGGTTGGCCGAAAAATACGACATCAAGCGCAACGAACTATTCGACCGCTATGTCATGAACCAGCAGACCTATGCTGACCTAGAAAGTGCATTGAAGGGTGCCCACGACATCGATGTCGCCCATTTGGGTGTGATTGACGAGCAAGCACTGGAAGAACAGCGAAAAAAAGATGAGTGGGACGCAGAATGGGCGACGGAGCAAGCAGAACTATCTTCGAAGGTCGATAAGGTAATCTATTTGGTGATCGTCGTTTTGATCGTGGGCGCCGTCGCGGCGCTGGCTTTGAAAGCCTAACTACGCTTCATTGGTCGAGATCGGCGCGCCTTTGGCATCCAACCAGACCGGCCGACCAGTGACAGCCACACCACGCGGCCACCGGCGAGCGATGCAACGATCCTTGGCGATCCGCATGACGTTCACGCTGTCGCTCTGGTTTCCACCAAGGACGTGATAGTGGGTGGCGTCTTCGCCGATATAGAAAGCGACGTGGCCGCCACCCGAACGATCGAACACCATGACAGCGCCTGGCGAGAGACGTTCGGCTCGAAGATTGGCGCCCCATGTCGCCCAGGCCTTCGCGCGGACGCATACGGCGGGTGGCTCGATGTCGGCCTTCAGTATCGCCCAGCCAACAAAGAGGCCGCACCAGGCCACGCTGTCGGCCGTGTAGGCGATGCCGAGACGCTTGCCGCCAAGTTCCTTCGCCATGGCGAGAATTCGTGGATTGTTGGTTGGGCCTGGCGTTTCGCGCAGACCGATTTCAGATTTGGCCATCTTGAGCCAAGAGGGATCACATGACCCCTATTTATGTCCGGTTTTTATCCCGTTTCTCGTGATAGTCGGAATAGACACGATAGACAGTCCAGCCGATCGACATCAGCGCGGCGATCTGCGGCAGGAACTGGAATAGCGCCGCGAGCGCGATCCCCACAGAGGCCCAATCGATCCAGCCAAAAGCGACCTCCAGGAAATCGAAGTCAATCACAGCACGCTGATGATCGCGACCGCGACCGTAATGCTATCGTCGAGAAGCTGGGGGTCAGCGGTGACGCCGACCAGACCCAGACCCGCCACCGCGAGCGCCAATGCGACCCTGCGCCCAGCCTTCGTGCGGAATTTGTTGGCCAGGCGTTTGATCACGGCCTTCACTCGGTGGCCTCGCTCGCCAGGATATCTTCCAGCCTCGCCCGCTCGTTATGCAGGGTGATCAACGATCCGTTGAGGACGGAGATATGGTTGACGAAATTCTGCGCGCACATCGGATCGATGGCGCCGCCCTGGCGGACAGTGGCGGCTTCGATCGCTGCTTCAATTTCGTCGATCTGGGCGACCACTGCGGCCAGGCTTGCGGTGATGACCTCGCGGAGGGTCGTAGAGAGATTGCTGTAAAGGCTCATGCACCTATTTAGCTTTCTCTCTTGACCCTCCGTTTGTCACCAGAGGGTCCATTTGCATTTCACGTTCGACATCGAGAAATTGTAGTAATTTCCGCTCATCTCGCGGCGATAGTAGTCGCCCTCATTGATCATCCCGGTATCGCTGGACCCTTTGCGCGAATAGACTGCCAGGGTGACGTTCCCGACCGAGTTATCCAGGTCGAGATCGTCGAAAATCGTGGTGATATCCGCAGAGAAATTCTGCGCGCCATAGACCGATAGCCGCGTGCCGGTCCAACTCTTCTGCGCGATCGTCTGGCCATTCTTGGTGAGAGCAATCAGCAGGCCGCCATCATTGAGATAGTCGATATAATATGGTTTCCCGCTCTGCGTCATGGTCTGGCGGCCGCTCGTGTAGGTGAAGCCGATCGAACCGGTTAGCTGGTAGCTGCCATTCGCGATCGTCACGCCAAGGTCGGCCGCATACATCAGCCTGGCGTCGCTGGCGTTGGCCGACGCAGGACCAATTTTCTTCACGAAACGCGACAGGTCCAGCGCCTCCGGATTGATCGTCCCGCCAATCATTGCGTTACCGCTGATGCGAAGATCGCCGATGATATCGACGCCCGCACCGCCATTCGCATCGGCAACCAGGCGAAGCTGCGCACGATTTCCAGCCGCAACAGCATCGACCTGGAAAAAGGCCGTCGTGCGCCCACGAATGTCGGACACCGCGCCCATCGTCTGGCTGACGTTCGCTTCGGCGGCCTGGAGACGGGTCGTGTGGTTGGCAATCGTCGAGTTGGCGGTCGCGATGGCGGTCTGCTGGGTGTTGATCGTCGCTTGCTGACTAGCCGCAACAGCACCGCTGCCACCAGGCGAGTAGGCGCAGGGGGTTGGGGCGGTCGCGAATGTCTCGCGAACCTGGGGGCGCAAGAACCATGCCCAGCTATCCGCCTGGCCGCCAAATGTGCCGAATTTGCGCAGATACAGGCGGGCCTTGACCGCGTCGGCAGGCGCTTGTCCTTTGAATCCTACTTGGGTCCAGTTGCTCATGTTCGTGCCACCGCTGAGCGGAGTCAGGACACCAGATGATGGAGTCGATACAGCACCACCAGAAGCATTTTGGAACTGGAGATAGATTTGCACCTGGCAGCGATGCGCAGCAACCAACACCGAGACATCATACCACTGGTTCGGCTGAACCGTGATATTCTGCATCCAATCTGAACTCCCCGTGGCGCCGCTGCTCTGCTGATAGATGCTGATGGCATTCGCAAATTCAGGATGCCAATCGTTGCCGCCGCCATTGATCGGAAACACGACATTCGACTGGCTGTTCATGCCAGTCCACCAACCTGACGTATCGACCGCAAAGTCGGTATTTTGGAGCAAGTTGCCCCCCGCCGTGCTGTATTGCGCCGTCAGGTTTGCCTGCGTCGTCGCCGTGGATGCTGCCGAGGATGCAGTCGCGGCCGATCCCGCCGCTGCACTCGCGCTCGACGATGCTTCGCCAGCCCTGATATTCGCGGTGTTCGCGCTGTTCGACGCGGACGTGGCGGACTGCCCCGCCTCCCCCGCCTTCGTGCTGGCCGTGCTGGCGCTCGAAGCAGCAGCAGACGCAGAACCTGCCGCGCTATTGCTTTCGGTGATGTCTTCAATCCGCAGGGCGACAACGCGGGCATCGTGGATCGAACCGGCCTGGCCAGCATCGTTCTGCGATTGCACGAAAGGTTTGAACCGGAGAACCGTGGCGGGAATGGCCAAGTTGAAGTCGAAGGCGGTCCAGGTCGTGACACCAGCGTTTGCGGCGCGCGAATATGGAAAGGTGAACGATCCGCTGGCCAACTGGCCTTGGATGCCAACGTTGACCGGATAAGATGCAGATGATCCGCCTTTTGCGTAGCCAGAAACGCGGAGGATGCGGACGCCGTTGCCAGGCATCGGGATGAAATCGCCTTCAGCGGCGTCACGCGCCTGCGAGCGGAGCGCCCTGCTCGTGCCAATCGCCGAGTTCGCGTCCGCAACGACGGACACCGTGCCGGTCCACATGCCCTTATCGCCATCCTCGAAAGTGGGCTTGGCGACCAGATTACCCGCCGCGCGCGATGATGCGTAAAGCGCCTGGCTGCTCGCGACGGCGGCACTATTGGCAGCATTCGAGGCTTGGGTGCTGGCGGTGCTGGCGCTCGACTGTGCGGCCGACGCGCTGCCCCCGGCTGCGCTGGCTGAATTTGCGGCATTCGACGCCTGGGTCGAGGCCGTGTTCGCCGATCCCGCAGCATTATTCGCCGACGTGCTGGCCTGGCTGGCGCTCGTGGAGGCCTGTCCCGCGCTGGTCGCCGCATTGGTGGCGTTAGTCTGCGCGGATGATGCGCTGCTCGCTGCCCCAGCCTGGCTCGCGGACGCCTGTGAAGCGCTATTGGCAGCAGCGCTCGCCGAACCTGCCGCACCAGTGCTTTCGGTGATATCCTCGATCCGGACGTAGGAATAATCGACCGTTACGGTGGACGAAGCTGCCATCAGCCGCAGCAGCGAACGGATGCTGGATGCGCCAGCCGCGATCATTGCGTTGGTCGTGGATGCCGGAACGGTGCCGGACATTTCGACCCACTGATTCAACGCGGTGAAGGTATAAGTAGACTGGACGGTGCCATTTTGCAGCGTGCCACCAGTCGAATTCACGCCGATCCGGTAAAGCTGAAGCTGCGCGAAAACGGAGCCGCTCTGCTGTCGGACTTTCGCGCTGATCCGATAAATCCGGTCAGGCTGAAGCTGGATCATGCCGATCTGCGACACGTCTGTCTGCGTTGACGCCGTGACGCGCATCGTCCGGCCAACATCGCTGTTGTTGACGAATGAGAAGGTCGAGTTCGGGGTGATCGAGGTCAGCGAGGCGGGCAGACCGCCAAAGCCATTTTGCCAAAACTTCCCATCTTGTTGAAAGTCCGAAGGCATCTGCGATGCAGCCGTGAGCTTGGCAGATACGTCCGACGAATTTGCGGCGGTGGCCGAATTACCCGCCGCGTTTGACGAGCTAGACGCGCTAGACGCACTATTCGCGGCAGACGATGCAGATGCGGCGGCTTCGTTGGCTTTGCTCGATGCTGTGTTGGCCGATTGGGTCGCACTGTTCGCGCTCGTCCCCGCGTTAGTCGCGGAAGTGCCTGCGGCCGACGCAGAGGTCGCCGCCGCGCTCGCCGATCCAGCGGCAGCAGTGCTGTCGGTAACGTCGGTGACACTCAGGCCAGTAGCGCGGAGATCATGGTCGCTCGCACCGGACGCGCCGTCCGATACGACGCAGTATCGGATTTTGGCAGTGGTGGCGGGGATCGTTACAACTTCGTCAATATAGCTCCAAACCTTGGAGTTGGCGGGAGTTGCCCCACGCAAAATCCAATTGTTTGTGCCCGCTGCGTCCTGAATTTGGACACCCATGCTGGCTTTATATGCACCAAACGACAGGAGGTGTCCGGTAAGCCGCACCTTACGTTCAGTTGAAAAGGGCCACGGCGAAAGCTCGCCTTCATAGCTGTCACGGTTCTTCAATTGGAGAACGCGAGTGGAGCCATCTGGCGGCGTGAAGCCAGTTGTGATCGTGGATACGCTGCCGCCCCACTCGCCAACAGAGCCATCCGAAAAGACCCCCTTTTTGATCAAATTTCCGGCTGCGTGACTGGCTGCGGTCAGCGCCTGTGCGCTTGCAACCGCCGCGCTGTTCCCGGACTCGCTCGCTTTAGTGCTGGCGGTGGATGCTGATCCCGCCGCAGCGGTGGCAGACCCACCGGCCGCATTCGCCGAATTCGCAGCGTTTGTCGCCGAAGTCGCCGCAGCATTTTTCGAAGCGTTTGCGTTCGTTTCGCTGGTCGCGGCCTGGCTGGCAGACGTGCTGGCTTCACCGGCTTTTGTAATCGCGGTGTTCGCTTGGGTGGTGGCCGTCGAGGCGGATTGACTGGCCTCTGTCGCCTTTGTCGAAGCGGTCGAGGCGCTGGTGGCAGCAGCATCAGCCTTTTGACCGGCTGTAGTCGCGGAGGTGGCAGCAGCGGTCTGCGACGATTTCGCCGCATTCTCTGATCCCTTGGCGTTTGTCTCGCTGGTCGCCGCATTCGTCGCGCTGGTCGATGCTTTACCGGCCTGCGTCGTCGCAGTAGTGGCAGAATTCTGGGCAGCGGTGGCGGATTGTCCGGCCGCAGACGCGCTGGTCGAAGCCGCCGAGGCGCTCGTGGCAGCAGCATCCGCGCTGTCCTGAGAATCATCAGCAGCAGATTGCGCCGAAACCTGCGACGCAGAGGCTGCGGTGGCAGATTTGGCTGCATCCGTCGCTTTCGTGCTGGCCGTCGAGGCGCTACCCGCCGCAGCCGTCGCCGAACCAGCGGCGTTTGACGCTTGGGTTTGAGCCTGGCTTTTCGCGGTTTCAGCGGCCGTCTGTGCAGCCTGGGCTGCATTCTTCGCGGTCGTCGAATTCGCGAACGCGGTTTCGGTATCGGCCTTCGCCGCCTGCGCTGCGCTCTTGGCGCTTTCAGCGGCAGTTTTGGCCGACTGTGCGTTGGTGTTGGCCGTGCCAGCATTCGTGGCGGCGGTCTGAGCCTGGCCCCTCGCCGTTTCCGCAGCGGTCTTGGCCGCCACGGCGTCGGTTTCGGCTTTTTCAGCATCGGTCTTCGCCTGGGCGGCATTGGTCGCGGCGGTCTGAGCATTCGCTTCATGCTGGGCAGCAGCGTCCGCGCTTGCGGCGGCAGCGGCGGTCGAACCATAGGTGGCCTGGAGATCGGCGATCTCGCTTTCCGCACCCTGGAAGGCAGCGTCGAGCGTCGCGAATTTCTGCTGGAGCGTGGTGGTCTTCGTGACCGTCTCTTCGACCGTCTCCTTGACCGTTTCGAGATCGGTGGCAACATCATCGACCTTGCCGATCGCGGTGGAAGCGTCGGCCGCAGCCTGGTCAGCAGCGCCCTTCGCATCGTCGGCGGTATCCTGTGCATTGCCTGCGCGCGCGGCGGTGACATCTGCGATCTTGTTCTGGAGCGCGACGTAGCGCGAGACGTATGACGACCATGTCAAATTGAACTGCGCACGATCGATAGGCGTGGCTGCGCTGCCATCGTTCCAGGCAGGCGACAGGCCGTTGAGATAGGCGGTCAGCCCATCAAAAGCGGCGACATAGCTGGTCACCTGAGTGGTGATCCCCAACGCCTGCGCCTGGATTACCAGGGCGGTCTTGGTCGTCGATGCTTCAGCGTAATCGCGCTCCAGGCGCTTTTTTTCCGCACGATCGAGCCAAGCGTCTTCGCTCATCTCGTTGATCTGACTGATCAACACTGCGCCATCAGCCTGCGCTTGTTCGGCCGCTTCCTGGGCGGCTTCGGCAGCTTGGCGCGCGGCCTGCGCGTCTTCAGAAATCGTCGTAAGAGCGCCACTGACCTCGTTGGCCGAATGGACCGACCAGCAACGCGAATGACCGACGCGGACGCTGTGGACGATCGACGGCGAGGCGATCAGGCGCGGAGCCGACAGGACCGTCCGTTCGCGGCTGCTGTCGAGATAGAGATCAGACGGCGCAGAGTTCGCCAGAAAACTACCAGCGGCCAGGACGCCATCGGTCTTGGAAATCAGGTAGCCGCCAAGCTCGTAAAGCGCGCGGCGCACAAGATCGCCGACCGTGGTTTCATCGCTGACATATGCGCACCAGGGCTGGTCGAACGCTGCCAGCGATGCCGTGTCGAGACCAGACGCGGCGATGCCTGCCTGCTCGCTCAGATGTGCGACAATGTCGGCCAAAGAAGTCGGGAAATTCGTCCCTCGCTTCGCACCACCGACATCGGCGGTGATCTTACCCGTCGGTTCGGCGCCAAGCAGGAAGCCGCCAGCGCCCGGAACATCGACCCATTCACCAGGTGCGGGGGCAGCAGCGATGGCCTGGGCCAGCGTATTGACGCGAGCCTTCGCGGCGGGAAGCTGGAGCGCATTTTCATAGACGGCGCGAGTGCCATCGGCGGCGCCATATCCGTGGAACTGGTAGAACCAAAATTGACCTTCATAGAGTTTGACCGGCTCGACGTTCTGGCATTCGCCTGAAGTCCAGGGCTTGCGGCGATTGCGGACACCAGCCGGACCCTCGACACCACCGGTGCCCAGATAAACGCCAGATAGAAGCTCGACATCCAGGTAGGCTTCAGCGCCAAGCAGAGTGACGGTCGCGATATCATCGGTGATCTCAAGGCCGCTGATCGAGCCTTCGAACCATTGTCCGCCGAGACCATCGCCTTCGCCGATCCAGATGCGGCCCAGCGCACCAGACCAGGACAGTTTCGCCCATTCCGGATTTCCGATGATGGAAAAGCTGATCGACCCGTGATCGGTGGAGACCTGGGAGAAATTCCCGCCCGCCATGACATCGACGGTGCGGGTCGGCCATTCGGTGATGACCGGCTCCCATTCGTAGCCGTCCGCCTGGGTCGCTTCGCCACCCATGGCGTCGATGGAAGTCAGTCGAAGAGTTTTGGTGCTGCGGTCGCTCGGATCGATGACCGAGACTTCAAAATGGATATTTCTGTTGATCACCGGCTATTTAGCCGGACGGTCCTTCGCTGATGGCCGTTGACACCGTGGCGGGAATTTTCGACGAGACGGTATCAGCAAGGGGGAAGTGATGTCGGAAGCGAAGCCGCAGCAAAATCAGGAACGACAGAAAGCGCGCAATGCCGACGTGTCAGTCGATGATGCATTCTGGCTAACCGATCTCTACCCCGATCCCTTAGCTCTAATATCTCACAACATCGTTGACCTAGCGGACGTAACGCCCGACTGCATAGTCGTTCTTGACGGAAACATTTTGCTTTGGCCGTATGAATATTCAACTTCGTCTCTCAAAGCCGTTGAAGATGTTTACAGCAAGCTTGCCAAAGAAGGGCGACTTATCGTTCCAGCACAGTCAATTCGTGAATACTATAAACATCGCAGCAATAAAGTTGCTGCGATATCTGAAAAAATCGACGGCGTTTCGAAAAGGCAAAATTTTCAGGTTTTCGATAAAATATCAATATTGGAAGATGACAACGATTATATAGAAGCACGCAAACTAGCCTCTGAAATTGTTAATATCGGCAAAAACATATCTGAGAAATTGAATAAGATAAACAAGCGCCTGAAGGATGGGATTGGATCGGACCCCGTATCAATTATCTATAGAGAAGCATTTGAAGACTGCATTTTCGAAATACCTCTTCAACCCGCAGATAGGCAGGAGCTTCTTCTCGATGCCAAGCGCCGTTCGAGGTTAGGAATCGCGCCCGGCTTCAAAGATGACGGTAAGGCTGATGGCGGCGTAGGAGACTTGATTATCTGGAAAACCTTGATCCAGGAGGCAAAGACGCGAAAGCGCCATGCAATTCTCGTCACAGATGAATCGAAAAACGATTGGTGGGTTCGATCGAACGGCGCTTATCACCCTAGGCCTGAACTAATTGAAGAATTTAGACGAGAGACCGAAGGACTTACACTTCACATGGTCCCTCTATCTGGTCTTCTTGCTGCATTCAAAAGCCCAACGGCGGTTGTTGAGCAGGCCAGGCGGCTGGAAAAGAAGGCAAATAATGTCATTGAACAAATCCTGACAGATAGCCCAAAAACCACCAACGTATTGATGCGCAGGACGAGAGATAGAATAAAAGAACGAATTAGAGCACTTGAAGCAGAAATTTCTCTTCTCCAGTATCAGCGCGATGAAACAATCAGCCGGACTGATATTGCAGATTTCGATAAGGCCGACCGCATCAACACACTATCAAACGAAATTCGAAAGTCACACAGAGAGCTAGGAAAACTCAACGGCCTTATCCATGAACATGAGATGGCTCTTGATAAAAGCGCACCCATCAGTCGTTCATCTGGTTTTGACGAGACCTACGAACAGCTATTTGGCAAATCATTTTCATTAAGGGGCAACGGCGGTGACGGCGAGGATGATTGACCAATAGTCCACCCCTTCGCTGGTGCCTTCGGCCTTCGCTGTGATCCGCCCGAACACGATGGAGTTCTGCCTGGGGCTTTCATCGTCGGGCACGAATAGCAGCGGGAGGGAGGTGCCCACTTGCGCGAAGAATGGCATCCATTCGTCATAATAGGCGTCGTCACTCTCCACGGTGATGGTGGCGCGCCAGGACGGTAGGCGCTTGTATGTGCGGAATTCCTGGTAGTTCACGCCCGCCACGGCGGGACTGTTATCCTCGACCGAGAATTTCGCATCATAGTCCAGGCCACTGCACCGAACCGCACGTCCGACCACTAGCCGCTGCGCTTCGAAGACCTTTGGCGATGACGACGAGACGGTCACACGGATGTAGCGGAACGATCGCGCGGGGAACGATGCGATCGTCTTGGTGGAAATAAGGTCGGACTTATTGCCGACATAACCTGGCACTGAGATCGGCGCGGCGGCATCAAGCCCGGCCAAAGTGTCGGCAAACCGGACGAACATCACGTCCGAATATGCCAGATTACTGCCGACCAGGGCGACGGTATCGATGATACGACCGTTGCCGCTGATGTCGATCGACGCAGAGGTGGCGGATGATGAACGCCAGACCTTCGCGGGATGGTCCTTCGCAAGGTTCGTGGCGGGAGCAGTAGAGGATTGATCAGCCCGCTCGATCTTCACCGGCGCGGGTGCCAGGACATACGCGCCCATATCAGCCCACCCTCAAGGTGGTGGTGATCACGCCGGTCGCACTATCCTCGACAAAGCGAACGCCTTTGCCGACATTGGCGCCATCCAGGGCGTAGCGCGGCAGGCTTCCGACCAGGTCATTGACCGAGAATTCTCCGGTCCAATCCACTTCGAAGGTCCGCTTGAAGGCACCGAATTCTGCGAGATAGGCCGCAGCAAGCTCTTCGGCGGTGGCCTCATTGATCGATGCATCGACCGTCAGTTCGCGGGCATCATCATAGACCGCTTTGATCGAATGGTCGTCCTGCTGCGTGTAGCGATACTCTGCCTGGACGAAGGCGGCGCGGTTATAATCGAGGTCTGTCATATCCTTACTTATCAAACATAGTTCATCACGCCGTTCACCGCCCGCGACGTGCCGCCGCCCGATACCGACAGGCTCGAAGCGATCACCTGGAGAACCTGAAGCTGCTGGAGGGCGAGATCGTTGTTGACCGCCATCAGGTTATTCGTCTCCTGCGTGGCGGTGACGACGGGATCGATGTTCAACGCGGTGTCGAACGCCTTTTCGATCGAGAGGCCAAGGGCGTCAGTGGTCGAGACCAGGCGGCTCCAGATGTTCTGCGATTGCGCGGTCGCGGTGCCATAGACCTCGACGTTGAGGTCTTGGACCTTCTGCACCAGGGCGGCGTAAGCGTCCTGATCCACCGTCTTACCGGCATCGATGTCCGCCTTCATCGCGTCGAATTTGGCGAGTTCCGCGTTCAAGCGGGTCAGCGCTGTGCGACCCGAACCTTCCCCGTTGAGGAAATCACGGATGTCCTGGACGCCCTGCAATTCCGATTTGCGGAGCTTATCGAGTTCGATGGCACGATACTTGTCGATCTGCGCGATATCATCGGCCGTCGCACCATACTGAACCATCTGCTGACGCAGCGTGTTGATCGGCTTGAGCAGGGCATCGACGGCACCCGCGATCGGGTTTTCGTAGGCCTTGATCGCGGTGACCACACCTTCCCACTGCGTGGCGATCGACACGGCCTTGTCGAGATCAACCGTCGATTTCAGCAGCTTGCTGGAGAACGCGGAGACGCCAGACAGGACATTCTGCTCCAGAGCGACGCGGATCGCATATTCGATCGCATCCCCCTGCCCGTCCTTACCGAAATCCTTGATGTCCGTGCGCCCGCTGCCGCCTTTCAGCTTGCCGGTGCGGCCGATATCGGAGACGCGCCACTTGTCCTTATAGGTGCCGATCGAAACCGTTGGGGTGCCGGAAATCACACCGCCGAGTTGGGCCGCGATAGCGTCCAGGCCCTGGTTAATGCTACCAGCGGCGCCGGTCGTGACCTTCTCGCGCGATGAACTATTCCCCTTCGTGTTGGACGAAAGGTCGCCGTTAGCGTCGCGGGAAATCGTGCTGGTGGAATATTTGGCTTTCTTCAGGAGATTGCCGGTAATACCCCCCACGATGCTGCCCGCAACGGCACCGATGGGACCGGCCAGGCCGCCAATCGCGCCGCCAATCTGGGCGCCACCCGACGACATTTTCAGCCCCAGGGCGTTCGACAATCCAGCTATGGTCCCACCGATCTGCTGTCCCGCGCCGACCTTGCCCATGATTGAGCCGACGCCTTTCTGAAAGTCGCCACCCTTTTTGAAAATGTCGTTGAAGTCCTGGCCCAGGTCATCGAACCCTTTCCCGATCGACGTGAGTGGGCTTTTCAGACCTTCGAGCAGCCGGGTGCCATAATCTGCTTCGCCTTCACCGCCCGAAAACACGCGCTGGGCGGCCTTGCCCAGCCGGTTCTGACCACCCTTTCCATCGGAACCAAACAGGTTGATCAGGCCGCCAGCCGGGCCAAGACCGGAGAAATCGCCGGACTTCGCGCGCGTGAGGCCGTCGAGCAACGACCCCAGATTTTCGATCGCAGAACCGAACGCCCCACCGAACTGCTGACCCAGCACGCTGATCCGATCGGCAAATTCAAAGCGAAAACGGTCGGCGACAACCTGGGTCGCCTGGATGTTCGCATCACGGGCGCGCCGGGCGCCTTCCAACAACCGACGCTGATCATCCGTCATTGCCGGGCCGATCGCCTCCAGCGCCTTGATGGCCGCCATGATCGACTGACCTTCCTGGTCAAGGCTGCGGAGATCATTGGCCTGGGTCGTGCGCGGATCATATTTCGCGATGGTGGACGGCGCGTTCTTGAGCAGCTTCGACTGGCGTTCGCGCTCGAAGGTTTCCTTCGCGGCCGCTTCCAGCGTCTTCAACTGTAGCTGATATTTCGCATCCGCCAGGTCCACGCCTTCCCGCCCGGCGCGGACGGTCCAGTCGCGTGTCGATTGGGCGATGTTGAGCGCGTCCTCTGACAGACCGAGCGTCTTCTTGGTCCACTCGAAATCAGCCTTACCAGCGTCATTCGCGGCTTTCGCATCATTGGCGGCGGCGGTCAGGTCGCGTAGCAATTCACCTGCACGGGCCTGCTGAAGCAGCGTGGCCAGACGCTTCTTGTCATCGTCACTGAGGGCCTTGATGACGCCACCGGTGGCAATGGCGTAGGCTTTCTGGAGTTCATATTCTTTCGTGACTTGCTGCGCCGAGATGGGAAGTTCAGCGGCGACATCACGCGCTTTCTCAAGCTGCTGCCAATAGTCACGAACAGCTTCAGCCGAACGCTGCGCATCGGTCTTTTTGTTCGATTTCTTGTCAGGCTTTCCTGGGATCGGCGGGGCCACGACCGGAAGATCGCCCTTACCGAGCGGATCATTGGTCGCGTGATCGAGTTGATCCTGAATACGGAGGCTATTCTGGACCGCCTTGCCATACGCAGCGGAATTCTCGCGATCGGTGCGCCCACCCGACCACCAGTTGCGAAGGCCAGCCATGGTGGCGCTTGGATCGAACGCGGCGGAGAAATCGCCCTCCCACAATGCCGACCAGGAGCGGTCGGTCGCGGCCTGACGACCACCAGGTAGGATAGCCGCCAGACTGCGTTCCTGCCCCTGGCTTTCCGCAAGCTGCTTTTTGAGAATTTCCTTCCTTGCTTGTCGAGCAGCGTGCGCCTGTTCATACAGGGCCTGGGCGGCGCGTCCGGTCGCACCAGCAAAATTATCGACATGCTGAATGGCACTCTCACTGTCGGTGCCGACGCCACGCGTCTCGCCAGCCAGCGTCTTGGCGGCACCAGCAGCTTTATCGAGTTCAGTGTTCAGGCGTTCATGGGTCGCCGCCACGGCAGCGACGATCGCATCCGCCTTGTTGGCCTCGATCGCATATGCACCGATGCCAAGGGCCAGTCCGGTGACAGCCAGGCCGATCGGACCACCGAACGCGCCCAACATCGCACTGCCAAGCCCACCGGCCGCGACGCGCGCCGCAACCATGTTGGTCACCAGGCCAACGCCGAGCGCCGTCGAGAGCGCCACGACGCTTGGGATCACGATGTCGAGATTTTTGGTGACGACGGAGAGTGCATCACCCAGCGCCCGCGATCCGGCGACCGCCGTGGCGTTCTGGCCAAGATACTCTTCGAGGCCATTCTTCGCGAGGGTCAGATTGTCGGCGAAAGTTTTCGGGATTTTGGCGAATTCATCGTCCAGCGCGCCGGTCAGGCGGCTGTCAGTGAAGGCCTTGATGATCATCTCGGAGGTGATCTTGCCCTCGCTGCCGAGAGCTTTCAGCGCGCCGACCGGCAGTTTGGTGCTGTCGGCGAGCATCCGCATCAGTCGCGGAGCATTTTCCGACATTGCGCGGAATTCTTCGCCCTGGAGCTTCCCGCTTGCGAGCGCCTGGCCAAGCTGGAGGATGGTCGAACTGGTTTCCTGGGCCGACGCGCCGGAGACTTTCAACGCCTTGGCGACGGTTTCCGTCGTGCGGCTGACTGCGGCCTGGGAAGTGCCGAGGTCTTTCCCGGCGAAGGAGACCTTCGAATAAAGTGCAGCGACATCGTCCAACCCGGATCGCGTGGTGGCAGCGATGCGGCTGACATCTTCCATGGCCTTGCCGGAGTCGCCCAGCCCTTGCACCGCGATGCCGAGTTTCGCGGCCATCAGCGCGTATGCGTCGGTCAGATGGACGGCACCCGCGATGGCGGCCGTGAAGGATAGGCCGCCCAGGATGGCGCCGAGGCGCGACAGGCCATCCGCGTGACGATCGGTCGAAGTCTTCGCTTTCGCCGACGCTGACTGCATTTGCAGAAGCGCGGCGGTGTTGCGATCTAGGGCTGCGGTGTTTGCGTGTAGGGCCGTGGCACTAAGCTGAGTGGCAGCATTAAGGCCGCGCATGGCGGCCGATAGGCCAGCCATATTCTGCGACGCGGACTTGGAGGCCTGGGCGGCACTCGCCATCGCTTTGCGGGCGGCATCCATGCCACGCTGGGCAGAACCAGCGCCGTTACCGATGCTGCGGAGGGCGGCGTTAGCCTGGGCGGCGCCACGCTTAGCGCCCGCCGCGTCGATGTTTACTTTGATGGTCCGTGTCGTCACGGACTATTTAGAATTAACGGCCACCTTCTCGCTCATCAATCGAAGCTGGTGATTATCCACGAGAACAATAATTCTGGCCGCAGACTCCCATTCGTCTACGTCCATCAAACGCATGTATTGCACGATATCCAAATATGGGATTTGACCCATGCCGCCCATCGCGCCGATTGGACGGTGAGACTGTAGATGAGCGAATGCTGTCCAGAAGAACAGTTCTAGGCCGGTCAGCGGCGGCGCATCGGCTGCGATCTTTTCCCGCATCTTGCGGGACCGTTCATGACCGCGTTCCGCGTCCCGGTTGAGTTTAACCACCTGGGACGCGAATTTCGCGTCGTAATCGATGCGCGCGATTAGTTTTTTGCGATGGTCTCGGTCTGTGCGGCGATGCTGACTGCCTTGAAGTTCGCAGCATCAAGCGCCTTGTTCCAGATGGACAGGACGACCCATTCATGACCATCGGTCAGCAGAAATTCGCGACAAAGGTCCGGATCGAACTTCACCGGCTTGTCGTCTTCATCGACCATGTCCCAATCGACCACACTGAATTCCATCAGCGTATCGACAAGCTGTTCGATGTCATTGAGCTTGTCCAGGCGCGCTTTTCGCTTCGGCTCTTCCAGCTTCGCCTTGGTGGCCTGCGACAGGAAATCGATATACCGGCACTTGTAGCGGCCACCCTTCACGTCCAGTTCTTCATCAGCGATGTCGATCCACACACCGTTTGTAGATGCTTCGCGATTAACGCGTGAAACAGATTTCAGTTTAACCAATGTATAACCCTCAAATTCAATTTACGGGTTATTTATGCAAAAGGAGCCGACCCCTTGCGGGACCGGCTCCAATCGGCTGCGGAGGGTGACGCAGACTTTAGAGGAAGGTCACCGACGTGGACGTGTTGGCAACCGGATCGAGACCACCCGACAGATTGATGACCGAGTAAATCATCTCATCTTCCTGGTCCTGCGGGCGGGCGAAATTGGCCTTATAGACCGTCAGCTTGATGCCGTTGCCGACGCTGCCGAGCGCGATCTCGACAAGCTGACCGACCTCGCCCAGCGTGTTCGCCAAGGTGTGGTCCTCTTTGAATACAGTGACGCTGCCGGTCACGGTGCGGCGACCGCTGGTGGCGATGTTGCGGGCCTGCTTGGCGCCCATCTTGTAAATGGCGTTGCGGGTGTGGGCGACCTCCAGGGTGAAAGACGAAAGCTCCAGGTCATCAAACGCACCGATCTTGACCACGCCAAGTTCAGCCGAAGTCAACAGCGGGACGCTGCTTTCGACGCCTTCGGTCAGGCCCTCAATCTCAGTGTCGGTCTCTTCCAGGCTCTGGCCGACCAAGGGGAAGGTCACGCGGATGAAGGTGCCAACCTCGCCGGAAATGCTGGCACTTACGCACTGCACACCGCGAAAATACTGGACGTTCACGCCATCTGCGTTCTGGGTCAGCTTGCGCACGGTGAACGACTTGTCGGCCTTGCCAGCTTTGATGACGTTGTTCGCCAGATCGCCACTGTATGCGCTTTCAAACAGCACCTTGATCGCCGGACTGGCGCGAAGCTCCATTTCGAACTGGCCGGTGACGGATTCCGTCAGGGCACGGGCGCCCAGGCCGTCGCGGGTCGCGGTCTTCGTTTCGGCCTCGACCATATCGGATTCAAGACTGATGGTAGAACTATCTAAGACAGCGACGGGAATCCAAGCGCCGGTAGTGGGGGTAACACCAGCCACGTCTTCGACGATGATGGCGTAGGAAATGTCAGAGGTATTCATTAGAAAAAACGGTCTCCAAATAATCGTTTAGAGCCGTTCGGCCCTTCACCGTTATTTATCGATCTGACCGTTTCCACCGCCTCAGGCGGGCCTATTCTTCAGCCTGGACGATCGCCATGGGATCGAGACACGGATTTCGTATCCCCGATCTTCATAAACATCGACATCAGCACCGCCGCACCACAGGTTATCGGTAGACCATTCTTCGAAAATGTCGCGGATATGCTGGGCGAGTTCATTTGCTGCGCCGGTCCCCTCACCTTTCTTGTCACGGACGACCGCGATGATCCGACCAAGCTGGGTCTGTCGATATTGCGTCCGACCGGTGCTGCTGCGCTGTGACGCACCAGGCGAAAAAGAAATCGAGACGCGAAGGATGTCGGCGATATCCTGTGTCGGACGATTGGCGCGGATCACGGGCGCGGGATGATCATATGCGGCGTCGAAGCGCGCGCGGAGGATGGAGAGGTCTTCGATCATGACGTGAACCCAGCGGTCGCCGCATCGATCGCATTATCGGCCCAACCCTCCGGCGCCTGCTTTGAGTGACCGTCCAGGAGTGGGCCGGTGTAGACGGTAGGGTTGGTGATGTAGACATCCTGATACGCCTTCCGCGCGGCGACCGTGGCCTGGGCGCGACCGATCGCACCGCCGCCGCTCTTATCCTCGCCCGCAATTTCAGCCATGGCTGGCGCGCCCAGGGTGGTCTGGAAATTGTGGCGGAAATGGCCGGTATCGACCGGCGCGGCCAGCACGAGATTGGTTGTGGCATCAAGCGCGATCTTGCCAGCGACCAGCTTCTCTAGGTCCGCGTTCAGAGCGTCTTCCACGTTCAGATTATCTAGGATGTCTGAGACATCGATTACGAATTCATGGCTCATCCCTTGACGACGACCTCCGACACAATCGTGGTCGATTTCAGCATCACCGCGCGGGTCTGTGTGATCGCCAGGCGACGAGCGCCGACCTGGATGATGTCGCCAATTTCCGGAGTGGCACCACGGATAAGCGCACCCGAAAGCATGATCTTTCGCCCGGCCTCGTCGGTGCTTTCAACCGGCTTATCGACCATCATGATCGGCAGTTGAACGACCGCCCCTGGCACCTTCTTATCGGTGACCGGATCGAACGTCGGCGCGGTCTCGCGACGCAAGATCGCAGGGGAGCCGAACAGGTTGCCGATCAGGTCATCGGCAAGAGCAGAGAAAGTCTGCTCGATCATCGGGCCATCCTCGACGAAGAAGCGATGCGGGCGCTGGCATTGTTGCTACGAAGCGCCGCGATCGGGGCCAGGATGGCGGTGATCTGCGGATAGGGATCACGATCAAGATCACGCTTGGTCGTTACGCGGCCGACACCGGCGAGTTCCTGGGAAGATTCCGTCACTGTTGGATCGACGGCCTGTGCGGTCAGGAGGGCGGCGGCGAGGACGATTGCGGCGCGTTTCGCCAGGGGATCGACTTCATCATCCTTCGAGAGCGCACCGACATATCGATCAACGATATAGTCGCTGGCGCGGATCAGGAGGGCGGCGCGCATGTCGTCGGCAGCGGTTGCCCAGCCCTGCGTCAGGCGGGCATCATGAAATTCATCTGCTTCAGCGAGGGTCGCGAAAATGGTCATCGAGACTATTTATGCTGACACGAAAAAGCCCTGGTGGCGGACCACCAGGGCTTCAACTTCCGGCTAAGCGCTCTTTAGCCGTTGGTCTTCAGGATCGCGATCGGGACCAGCTTGCGGTCGTAAACGCGCTTGAGGGCGCCTTCAGCTGCAAACTGCGCATTGGTCGGCGATTTGAACGGTGCGGTCACCGCCGCCAGCGACTGATAGCCGCGCGGATGCAGGACGAAGGCCTTGCGGGTGAACAGCTTGTCTTCACCCGAGTTGTCACCCGAGTGCGGATCACGGCCGACTTCGGCAGCGTCTTCGCCCAGATCGCCCTCGCCATAGGCGAACGCGCCCTGGCCCAGCATGAAGGTGGTGTAGGTCTTGCGGTTGGTGCCCTGTTCGACGGGGCAGGCATCGGTGACGATGACCGTGCGGCCATAGTAGGTGCCGAACGGCGCGACTGCCGAAATCGGACCCCATGCGCCGGGTTCGGACTTCTGAAGCTCAGTCTTCACGAACGAATGCATGACGATCATACCCAGCGAATCCTGGGCGTCACCCATCGTCTGGAAGGTGTCAGCGATGGTGGCATAACCAGCTTTCTGAGCAGCAGTGACCGCGCCAGTGCCATCGGTAGCGACGTTGACGACCATGTCGCCACCATTGTCAGCGACGTTGTTGACAGCGATGCCCTTCAGCATGGCGAGCAGAGTGTTCTGCAAATCCTTCGACCAGTAGTTGGCCGCGAAGGTCGCGATGGCCTGCATCGGATCACTACCAGCGACCAGACCAGCCAGCGCCATGCTCGACCATGCCTTGTTGCGGAAATTCTTCTGCGCGACCTGCTTGGCAGCAGTGATGCCAGCGGTCTCGCCCTTACGGTCCGGATCGTCCGAACCGACCGAGCTTTCGCCGTAGTCGAGGACATTCCAATGGGGCAGGTCCATCACGGTGCCGCCCGAATTGGCAAGCTGTGCGGCTTCAGGGGTGCGGGTGATGATGCCACTGTTCAGAACAGCAGACTTCTCAACCGTCTGCGCAAGAACATACTGCGCGAAAATCTTGGGTTCGATAATATTCGAGAGGCGTGTCGTCGCCATATTGATTTGGGTCTCCAAAAATTAAACGACGACACACACAAACGTTATCGTCTGGCCTTATTTATCAGCGAGACGATTTATCCTGGCTCAGGAAAGGTAATCATGGCCATGCTTGGCCGCATATGCTTTGGCGGTTTCGCCATTTTCTTTCTTGAGGCGATTATAGGCGTCGAGTGACCAAGCATCCGGAGTCGCCTTGGCTGCGTTACGCAGGCCCATGCCAGCATCGCTGTTGGCGGGCTTCTCGATGTAGGCAGCACCCGACCCGGCAAAATATTCAGCGAAATGGGCGCCGACCGTTTTGTCACCGATCATCGCGGCACCATCGCGGACTTCGATCCGGCCGATATTGGCGGCGGTAAGGAGATCGAGATGCGCGGGGTCAACTTTTGCTGCGGCGAACGCAGCAGTCAGTTCATGTGATTTCAGGCGGGAGTGATGCGCCGCGCGCTCCGCGTCGAGATCGGCGCGATAACGGTCCAGTTCGGCCTGGTGACTGGCCTTGAGGGCTTCGACATTCCCGGCCTTTTCAGCCGCGTCGCGCGCCGCCTGGTCGGCCTTGGTCTTTGCATCGACCTTCTCGCTCTTCAAGGCTGCGTTGGTGGTTTCAAGTGAGGAAACCGACGCGGTGAGCGAGCTAATTTTTTCGACGGCCTCGTGAAGTTCGGCCTGCAATTCTTCGATAGTCTTTTCCATGTTTCCTTTCGTCTGCTGATTAGAGGACGCCGCCCAGGCTTGGGTGACGCTTCTATTTAGCGAAAGGCAGCAGGATGAAGCCGACGTAACTGATCGAGGGTGTATTCTTTACCCGTGTCGTCGTGGAAATCCTGAAACTTGAGCTTCTTGCTGATGAAAAGGTCGGCTTTCCTTTTGCCCAGCACCTCTTCAATCGTGGCGCGGGACTGCTTGGGAAGCCAGGTCGAATAGGTTTCCAAGCCTCCCACCTGTCCGTTCATGGATGCGCGGGCGGGCGCAGGAACATCATCGACATCGAAACCAAGCTCGCGCCAGCTTGGGGTGACAGGCACCAAGAGGGATCGGCAGCGAATATGAAGGGCAGGCTTAGGGTGCGGCTTCGAACGGTCGAAGACCTTGCCATCCAGGCTGCGGCAACGATCGGTCGTCCGCGTGTCGAGGGTCGCGACGAAGCGAACCTTTGGCACCAACGTCGGGTTTCCACCATACAGCGCCTCTCTCGCGTTGTTCTGCACCGTCGCAGTCGCGGTCAACACCATCGATTGGACGCTCTTTCGAGACCCGCCCAAGACGCCGTCGGCATAGCCCTTCGCGCGGGTGCCACGTAACGACCGGACGATCTGATCGGTCGTGCGGCCTGATGTCACACCGTCGCGGATCACAGCCTCAATCTTTGTGATCCGGCTTTCCGCAATGCCATCCAACCAAGGACGGACAAGGTAACCGCTGACCGGCGATTCCTCGACAAGCTGCCGCAGGACACCCGGCGCGGGGATGTTGACGCCAAGCTCGACGGGGATGACCCGTTTGATCGTCGAGGCCGCCCATTCCGCTTCATATTCGGCAAAATCCGACAGTTCGTCGATCAGGTCGTTCGCTACAGGGCGATAGGCGTTGTCATTGATAGCGCGGAGGTCGCGGATCGTCTCTTCGATCCGTCGCGTCGTGGCCGGACCACGGTCGAAACCATCTGCCGCGATCTGCGCGTATCGCCGAGTCACCTCATCAACCAGTGACTTGTCGGCGCTATTGATCATCCGGACAATCTTGGCCGCAACCGACTTGCCATATCGCTGGGCGTAGATGGCGTGGAGGACATAGAGCGACGCCAGTTCTGCATTAACGCCGTCAGCCATTATTCGACCTGGGCGACCGGCTCGACAGCAGGATCATATGGAGGGAGGATATTGGCCTCCCCTTCCAGCCTGGAGCGCTCTTCCTCCCAACTGACGGACGGATCGCGCCAGCCACCATCCACCATCATGTTGTGGTAGCTCTCAAGGCTAAGACGGCTTTCACGAACGTCTGTTGCCAGGGTCGCGACTTCAGAATCGGTCCATGGTGCGGGGATGAAATCGGTGTTGAGGGCGAATTCGACGGTGTCGAGACCGGCCCATTCGAGCATCAGATTGATGGCCTTTTCGAGCCAGGTCGAGACGCTGCGGGCGACACCAGCCAGGGAAGCGTTTTCCCCGCTGTGGCGCATCGCAACCGTATCGGCGGCCTCAACGCCAGCCTTTTCACCCGCGAGGATGCGAGAGCCGAGAGCGGCCATATGCGCTTCGAGCCGATCCAATTCTGCGCGGACGCCGGGGAGTTCAGCGCTGGCCTGGATGATCTTCGCATCTGCGGATTTCCCGTTTTCACTCGCGGGAAGCCACCAGACTGCACCGGGCGCCATCGAGAGCGGGATTTCATTTCCATTGGCATCGACCTCCCGCTCTGCGCCGATCATCACCACGCGCGGAGTGGTCGTCCAGGCTAGGCCATCATAGTGGCGGGCCTGCAATTGATAGTGCTTCACGGCAGTGACAGCGACCGGATCGAGCAGGCTGGTAGTCGTGCTGTCACCACGGACAAACAATGGCAGGCTGGTCAGCGGTCGGTTTCCCATCGAAATTATGACCGGCTCGCTGGCAGTCCAGACAGTCCCGTCACGCGTATGCAT